CGCGGGCCTTCTTATTGCGGAGCTGATACTCGCCGTATTCGGAGCCGTTGCTGTCGGTCTTCCAGACGGTGACAATTTCCTTGCCCTCGGGAACGAGGCGCCGGTGGGAGGTGCGGAGCTTGTGGATCGTGTCGCTCACGCGGTAACGACCGTGCTCGGCGGAGCCTGTGACCTCGGTGATGTGGCCGCGGTTCAGCAGGGTGTGCAGGGTGAGCTGCACCTTCGTTTTCTTGGACAATGGGAGTGCTCCTATTTCTGGTTAAGGGAGGCCCACCACTTCTTCACGTCGAAGGATGGGCAGGCTTTGGCGACGCCGGGGACGTCACGGTGGCCGATGACCTCCGCCGCCGGATGCTCACGCTTGAGCTTCCGAACGATGGCCTCCAGCGAGGCCCATTGGGCTGGGGTGTAGTTGTTCTCGCCGAGGCCCCGCTTGAACTCGGGGGAGCCCGCGGGAGGCGAACCGCCAACGAGACAGACAGCCAGCGAGACCTTGTTGATCTTACGCTCGTGAGCGCCGGGGGCCGTGGGGTCTCGGCCGTTCTCGATGGTGCCGTCGCGGCGGATAACGTAGTGGTAGCCGATGGTGCGGAAGCCGCGCTGACGGTGCCAGCGTTCGATTTCTGCAGCGCCAATGTCGCTGGTGGCGGGCGTTGCCGCGCAGTGGATAGCGATGAACTTGACGTTGTTCAGGAGGTTATATTTCAAGGTCCTCAATCGTGACTATGATGTGACCCGCTTCCCCCGGCGCCGCCCAACGCTTGCGCGTCAGGAGGTCGAGGACCTGCGTGTCGTCATCCCACACGTTCTGTGTGCGAGTGATGGCGTCGAGAACGCCTTTGGCGTAGTTATCGACGTCGGGTTTTGGGGCGATGAGCTTGGTGGTGTTCGGGCGGGTCGCGAAGCTGGCGACAGTGGCGAACACAGGGCCGTCGAACTTGTGCAACGCAGTCCCCTCAAGGACGCTGACAATATCGTTGAGATACTGCTGGTAATCCTTGGGGGAATACATCGACACGATAGGCGCACGGCCCCGAGGCGTTATGATGCGCGCTCGGGGCCGTGGTGTGGGCTTGGGTTCGACGTCCAGACGGAACGTCAGCGTGGGCAAGGCTTAGAGGCCGTCGCCCACATCGCCGTCGTCTTTGTCGCCCGAGGTTTCATCCTCGAACGCCTCGACGTTGTCGAGGTCGTCGCCTTCTTCTTCCTCGAAGCCGTAGCCGGAAGCGTCGCGCTCACCGAACTGGACGAGGGTAAGAAGCTGCGCCGCGTTGAGGCGGAAGCTGACGCCGACCGTCTTGTCGTTCGGGGCGTAGTAGGGGAACAGCTCGACGTTGAGCTTCATGGTCGAGCCCGAGCCGATCTGGGGCGGCCGGTCGAGCTTCTTGCCGCGAGCCGAGAAGATGTCCGGCTTGCGCTTCCACGGCTTGTTGGTCTTCTTCGAGATGCCCGAAGCGGTCATCGCGGCGTTGATGATGATGCGGCCAGTTTCCTCGCCGGTATCGCCATCTTCTTCGGCCTTGAAGGGGTCGACCTTCTCGATGGCGTCGACGGTCTTCTTGATGAGGCCCTTCTTGCCCTGCTTCGTGAGCTTCTCGGTGATTTCCTCGACGACCTCGTCATACTTGGCGTCGATCAGAGCCGAGACTTGCTCGCGCAGGTCCGAGATGTCGGTGTCAGCCTCGAACGCGAGCTTGACGGTGTATTTGCCCTCTGCCTTGTATTTGGTGTCGGGGGTGTTCAGGTTCGCCCACAGGGCGGTGCCCACAGGGGTGCGGACCTTGGGGAAGTTTTGGCCTGCCAATTCAGGATACTCCGGTGTGCGCCTCGCGGACATCGTCCTCGAAGGCTTGGGGGTGGACGCCGAGCTCGATGGCTTCGGCGATGTCGACTAGGTCTGGGGTGTCGCGCTCGGCCGCGACGCGCTGCACAAGGGCCTTGTAGGCTGTCACAGCAGCTCGCCCTTTGCGTAATCCGAGATAGCTTCGAGGTCGCCGTTGCGGACACTTTCAGCGTCGGCGAGTTGGCGCTTGGCGCGCACCACGAGAGCATGGGGGTCTTCGCCGATGGCAAGAGAGAGTGCCACGAAGGCAATGCCCGCCGCCTCGATCTGGATGTCTCGCGGCTGCGTTTGCAGGGCGTCAATCACGGAGAAGGCGGCGGACTTGAGGGGCCGCAGCGAGGACCGGAAGGCAATCCGATCCCGCGCCGTGGCGTAGGTCATCATACTTCGATGGTCTCCACGAGTGAGAGGTCGACGAGACGGCCGGCTCTGGTGGATACTTTGAGGACGGCGTCGAAACGACGGGGGGTGAGGCGGGCAGCGCGGGCTGCGTCCTCGGCGGTGCGGAAGGAGACGCCGCCGAACGTGATGTAGGCGGTGCCGTAGTTGCGCAGGGTAGCGGCGCGGTAGGACACCTCGACGGGCGAGGGTTCCTCGTAGTTCACGAGGTCGTCTGCACAATCGTAGCACGAGAAGCGACCATCTTCTGTGTAGCCGTTGAGCTCTGTGCCTCCGTCAGGGTTCTGCACCTGCGCGATGACGGTGTCGCGTTTCGCGAAGTAGCAGGCAGCATCTCCGTCTTGCAGGAGGTCCTTGAGTTCTGCGGTGGCGGCGGTGGTCAGGATGGTGACGGTGCGCCCGTCGCGGGTGCGGACGGGCTTCGTCAGATCGAGCTTGGACATGGTGTTGCTCCTTGGGAAATCAGGCGGGAATGTTTCATCCGCCAAGGGGTGGCAGTAATTGAGGTCAGACGAGGTGGCCTTGGCGGCGCAGCTCGGCGAGGACCTCCTCTGCGACGTGGTCCCCGATGTCTCGGGCGGCGCGGCGCAGGCGTTCGCCGTGCTCCTGCCGGGTCTCGGCGGGGTAGTCGTAGGGCTCGTCGAACGCACTCCTAGGCGTCGGCTAGAAGCGGTATGCGTTGTAGGACAGCGGGAGCATCGTGGAGAGGCGACCGCGGTTGTGTTCTACCTTAACCGACATCAGCGGGCCTCCTTCGAGGAAGCCACGGCGTCGCCAACGCGGACGGTGGTGCCGGTGGTTTCGGCGAGTTGACGGGCGAGGCGCGCACGGGCCTCGGCGGACAGGGTGATGGTCTTCATGGGTGTGTCTCCGTGAAAATGAGGGCCGGAATGTTTCATCCGCCAAGGGGTGGCAGTAATCGCCCCGGCCCCGGATTGATGCAGCTCTGGGAGTATTATGCGAACGTGTATTGAGCGCCGAGGATTTCGGAGAGGTCGAGGTCTCCGGCGGTCGGCGGGGGTGGCAGTTGCGCGGCGAGTTCTTCGCCGAGCTGGCTCTTGAGCTCCTCGTAGAACGTCCCGAGCACGTCGCCCGAGTATTGCTCCACGAAGGTCTCGCGCAGCATCCGCGACATTGCGTCGGTGTCCGCTGCATGGGTCCCGAAGCTGTCGTGGATCACGGCAAGGTGACGGACGCCTTCCGCCTTCGCCGCCAGTGCCACGGCCTGCAGATGGCAGGCGTCGAGCGAGTGGACGAAGTTCGGGGCGACGCCGTTCGCTTGCGCGCGGCCATCCAGCTTCTCGGTTTCGGACTGCACCTTGAGGCGCACACGGGTCCCAGACCAGTGGACGTTGACGTCCTTGCCGGTGAACACCTTGTATTCCTGCAGGATGGGAAGACCGAGAGGCGTCGTCCACCACAAGGGCAGACCTTCCTCTGCGGCGACCTTCGCAGCCGAGCGCAGCCAATCCATCGCCACGGCCGCCGAGGAGACAGTCGCAGAGATGGAACTAAATAGGACGTGAGACATCCAAACGGCCGACCGGAAGTTGTCCGCGCCATTCAGATAGGGAGCCTTACCGGCCGCCTCATTGTCCCGGTCGATTTCCCGAAGGGTCGAGAGGATCATGTCCTGCATCCCGGCGCGGGTCGCCGAATAGCAGAAGGTCATGGTGGGGCGCTTGGCAATCTTCCGATTGACCTTGCCGCCCTGCCACGGGTTCGGGAACGAGACCTCCTCGCCGGTCGCCTTGTCGACGTAGGTGATGAAGGTGGTCGCGTCGGCCTCCTCTTGCGCACGTCGCGCCACCTCCGAGTAAACGTCCTGCGGCTTGTCAGCCGGGAGGAGGTTCACCGCCGCCCCGCCAGTCCGGTCGCGGAGCATGGCGGAGAAGTGTTGGAGACCCGAGCAGGAACCGTCGAGAGCGATGGGCAGGAACGACACGAACTGCGTCGGGTCATCTAGCTGCATCGCCCGGTTCAGCTCCACACAGGCCGCAAGGGCGCAGTAGGGGCTGTCGGCGGTGGTCCAGAAGCGTTGCCCGTCGAGCGGGTTGGCGCCGCTGTCGAGGATGGCGTCGAGGTTCTCCACGACCCACGCGAGGCGGTCGTCGAAGCTGGCCTTGTCCACGCCGAACAGGTTGGCGATGTGGATTTGTAGCCAGCGGAACCCTTGGAGTCCGAGAGGCTTACCGTGGGAGAACCGGAGGAGCGCCTTCTGCCAATCGCAGCCTTGCGGCGAGGGGCCGAAAACAGGGATCGGATAGACCCGGCCCCGAAAGTCCAGCTCGTGGGGGTAGTAGATTTCCGGCTCGTCCGCGAACTTGCGGGCGACCCAGATGCCTTGATGCACGGCGAGGCGCGAGGAGACGAGGTCGGCATTGCGCTGATAGACGCTCGCCGCTTCGCGCTTCCACTTGATCCGCGCTTCCTCGTTGGTGTCGATGTCCTCCGGCTTGGCAGGCACCGGCTCGTCGTGACGCTTCGGGAGCCCGCCGAGCGAGCCGCCTTCGTCCCAGAGATGGGACAATACGTCGAGAACGTCGGTGTTGATGGCCCACGGGGTCTCCTGAATGTGGTTCACCGCATCATAGATCGTCTCGATGT